CAATTTATACATACGATACACTTAAACAAGCAATCAAAGATTATACTGAGGTTGATGATTCTGTATTTACAACAACTATCTTAGATGGTTTTATAATGGCTGCTGAGTATAGAATTAATAATGAGCTGCCTATGGACTCTGATAGATTCGTACAAGAAGGTACGTTATCTACAAATAATAATACAATTAATTCTCCAGCAGGTGCATTATTTATTAGAGGTGTTGAAGTATTTAACTCAACAACTGATTCTACGGGTACTGGTAGTTGGTTAGAAAAAAAAGATCAAACATATCTATCTGAATATACTGATAGATTAACGGGATCAGAAGGTGATTTAACTGCACAAGATGTAACAGGTTTTCCTAAGTATTATGCTATGTTTGGTGGTGCTACACTTAAAACAGATACTAAATCTGGAGGGTTATATATAGCGCCTACGCCTGATGCTGCTTACAGATTTAGAATATATTATAATAAAATGCCGGTAGGACTTGGCTCAGGAACTGATGGAAACTCTACTACATATATAAGTAACTACTTTCCACAAGGGCTATTGTATGCTTGTTTAGTAGAAGCATTTTCATTTTTAAAAGGTCCAATGGAGATGTTGACATTATATGAAAATAAGTATAAAACTTCAATACAACAGTTCGCAGGAATGCAAATTGGGAGAAGAAGACGAGACGATTACACTGACGGTACTGTTAGGATACAAGTCAAATCACCTTCACCGTAAACTAGACTAGGAGATAAAAATTATGGCAATAACATCAGCAGTATGTAACAGTTTTAAAACAGAAGTTTTAAGAGCGATACACAATTTTACACAAGGTGGAAACACTTTTAATTTAGCGTTGTATACAAGTTCAGCAACATTAAATAAATCAACAACGGCTTACTCATCAACAAATGAAATCTCAAATACTGCAGGTTCAGCTTATTCTGCAAAAGGAATAGCACTTACAAATGTAACACCAGCTTTATCAAGTGATACAGCGTGTTGTGATTTTGCAAACGTATCTTTTACGTCAGCTTCATTTACAGCTAATGGTTGTTTAATATTTAATGATACAGCATCGGGTGATCCAGCAGTTTGTGCAATCGCATTTGGTGGAGATAAAACTGTAACAAACGGAACTTTCACAATTGAATTTCCAGCAGCAGACGCATCAAACGCTATACTTAGAATAGCATAAGGAGTTACTCCTTATGGCTAACACTTGGAATCAATCCGGTACAACCTGGGGACAGAATACTTACGGTACTCAAACTGAAATTATAGTTACTTTAACTGGGCTTTCAACTACATCATCACAAGGATCACTTACAACTCAAATTGTAGAAGATATAGGTTGGGGATCTGATTCTTGGGGGATAGAAAACTGGGGTGCTTCTGGTTTAGCAGTACCATTAACAGGGGTATCAACTACATCATCTGTTGGATCAATTTCACCTGCACAGGTCATGGGCTTAACAGGTGTACAATCAACTTCTAGTGTTGGCAGTCCTATAGCTGCCCCAACTCTTACAACTACATTAACAGGTTTACAGTCATCATCTTCAATAGGTTCACTTGCATTTGATATTATATTAAATATTGATTTAACTTTAACTGGTTTACAATCAACAAGTTCAATAGGTTCACTTACAACCAGCGTTGATCAAACAGCAGGTTGGGGTCAAGATACTTGGGGCGCTGAAAACTGGGGTGAGTCTGCTCTTGATATTACTCTTTCTGGTTTAACTACAATTTCTTCTGTTGGTGCTCTAGTACCAACTGAACAGACAATGGGTCTAACCGGACTTTCAACAACTTCCGCAGTTGGATCATTATCTCCAACAACTAGTCTTTCACTAACACCAACAGGACAATCAACGACTTCAACTGTAGGGTCTTTAATTCCTGAAATAGGAGTTCCGTTAACGGGTCTTTCAACAACTTCTACAGTTGGGTCAGTATCAGTATTATCAAACGAAGAAGCATTACTAACCGGTCAATCAGCAACTGTTACCGTAGGTGGTATAATTATATTTACTGGAAAAGAAGTGACTCCAGCCGGAGTACACGCAGATTCCGCAGTTGGATCATTGTCTCCAACAACTAGTCTTTCACTAACACCAACAGGGCAATCAACAACTTCAACTGTAGGTTCAATTTTACCTGCAGATGTAATGGGTCTAACTGGTTTAGCAACAACATCTAGTGTAGGTTCAATTTTACCTGCAGATGTAATTGGTTTAACTGGTTTAGCAACAACATCTTCAGTAGGATCTATTAATATTGAAATAGGGGTTCCATTAACTGGTGTACAGGCAACGTCTGCAGTGGGTTCAATTTCACCTGCAGATGTAATAGGTTTAACAGGGTTATCAACAGAATCTAGTGTCGGAGAAATTATTACACTAGGCTATCAAGATGTTGACATAGTAGGGAATACATCGTATACAGATGTAACACACGTAGCTTAGGAGAAAAAAATTATGGCATCAACTTTTACGGATCTTGGCTTAGAGCTAATGGCAACCGGCGAAAACGCTGGTACTTGGGGGACAAAAACTAACGCAAATTTAAGTCTTGTAGAACAATTAACAGGTGGTGTTAATTCTCAAGCTGTAACTGATTCAGGAACACCGACAGCTTTAACTATTGCAGATGGTGCTTTAACAGGTACTGCTCAACATAGAGTTATAGAATTAACAGGATCTATAACAGGAAACAGGATTGTAACTTTCCCTCTTCTTACAGAAAATTTTTATATTATCAAAAATGGTACATCAGGTGCTTACACAGTACAGTTAAAAGCTGCATCTGGTTCAGGTGCAACAGTTACTTTTTCAGCAACTGACAAAGGATACAAACTTATTTATCTTGACGGTGTTGCAACTAACACTGGTCTTTTTGAAGCTTCTATAGGAGAAGCAAACGAAGTAACTCTTGCTGGAACACAAACTTTAACAAACAAAACTTTAACAGACGCTGTTGCAATAACTAATTCTGTAACTGGAGAAATAATACCAGGAAAAATTGAAGGAACAAATTTTACAAATTCTTTATTAATTGGTCATGCAACAACTGGAACTTTAAATGCAGCAGAAGATAATACTGGAATTGGAATTGAAGCTTTAGATGCTTTAACTTCTGGTGATGACAATGTAGGTGTAGGTTATAGAGCTGGTACAGGAATTACAACTGGGGAGAGCAACACTCTTATTGGTAGAAACGCTGGAGTTGGAATATCAACAAATGATGGTAATACTCTTATTGGTACAAGTGCTGGTGGTGTTGGTACATTAACTGGTGATGAAAATGTAGGAGTTGGAGCTTTTGCTTTAGGTAGTGCTGGAGCAGCAAATAATAATGTAGCTGTAGGAAGAAATTCTGGAAGAAATGTTACTGGGAATAAAAATACTTTAATTGGTAATTCTGCTGGAAATAATGTTACTTCTGGTGATGGTAATGTAATTATTGGAAGTGTAGATGCTGCTAGTGCAACTGGAGATAGACAATTATTAATTGCCGGTAATGATGGCTCAACAACTACAAATTGGATTAGTGGAGATAGTTCTGGAAACGTAACCGTATCTGGTACACTAACATCAACAACAGGATTAGTAAAAACAGTTGGTTTGGAAACTATGTGGGTTCCAGCAGCAGCTATGTATGGAGCTACAACTAACCCAGCAGACGCACAACAAGTTGAAACTACAGCAACAAGACCTGATATGAAAGTATTAGACTTTGATGCAAGTACAGATGAGTTTGCACAATTTTCAGTAGCTTTCCCTAAATCATGGAATGAAGGTACAATAACTTATCAAGTATATTGGACTCCTAGTAGCACTAACACAGGTAACTGTTTATATTTATTAGCAGGTGTAGCAATTGGTGATGGTGATACTATTGATGTTTCTTATGGAACACCAGTAACAATTACAGATGCTGGTATAGGAACAGTTGAAGACCAACAAGTTTCAGCAGTAAGTAGTGCTGTAACAATTGCAGGATCCCCTGCAGTAGACCAACAAACTTATTTTCAATTACAAAGAAATGCATCTAGTGGTTCAGATACTTTTACAGGTGATGCTAGAGTTCTAGGTATCAAAATATTCTTTACTACTGACGCTGCTAACGACGCATAAGGAATTTAGATATGAGAGATTTAAAAAATAAACTTACCTCAGGTAAGAATTCAAAAAATATACAAAACAGAAGAGGTAAATCTTTTGGTTATCAAGTCTTAGGATTTGGTGCTGGAGGAGGAGGCAGAGGTCCATACACTATGGACTATTTAGTTGTTGCTGGCGGAGGAGCTGGCGGAGCAACAAGTGGCGGCTGTGGAAGTGCCGGTGGAGGAGCTGGCGGATATCGAACAGATTCAACAGAAGTTGATATAGATATAGTATACACTGTTACAGTAGGTAGCGGTGGAAATGGATCAAGTGGAAATGTAGGATCATCAGGAGCTGCTAGTGGTATTTCAGGCACAGGAATAAGTTATCCCGCATCAGGCGGAGGAAGAGGAGCTGCACCCAATAGATCTGCTGCTCAAAGCGGTGGCTCTGGAGGCGGAGGAGTTTTTAACCAAGGAAATGGATCGGGTAACCAGGGAGGTTATTCACCTTCTGAAGGTAATCCCGGAGGCCCTAACCAAGGCGGCCCATGTGGAGGCGGAGGCGGCGGAGGTGCTAGCCAACCTGGTACTCAAGGTAGCGGTACAGCTGGATCTCCAGGAGGAAATGGAACAGCGTCTTCTATAACAGGTTCTTCAGTTACTTATGCTGGAGGCGGAGGCGGTGGTACTCACAATGGTGGTGGTGCATCCGGTGGATCCGGTGGTGGTGGAAATGGCCCTAGTCAACCAGGAACTGACGGACTTGGCGGCGGAGGCGGCGGAGGTTCTGGTTCATCACAAGTTGGTGGAAATGGTGGCGATGGTGTCGTTATTTTATCTTGTCCTACAGCAAGTTATTCTGGAACAACAACAGGTTCACCTAACGTAACTGAATCTGGTGCAAATACGATTATTAAATTTACAGGTTCGGGGAGTTATACATCATAATGATTAGATATTTTGCAAAACTTGACGCAGACAACGTAGTTGTTGATGTTAAAAAAATAAATGACCCTTCAGTTAACACTGATGAAGAAGGAAAAAATTTTTTAAATAATTTACTTGGAACCAATGATAACTGGATTCAAACATATAAAGATGGATCTCAAAGAGCTCATATGGCTTTTATAGAGGGTAAGTATTTACCAGAACATGATGTTTTTATAGATGTTTGTTGGTTCCCTTCTTGGACTCTAAATCAAGAAACATGGAAATGGGTAGCACCAAGACCAATACCAGAACCAAGAGAAAACAGAGAAATTTACTGGAGTGAAGAAACAACATCATGGGTTTACAGAAAAACAATACCAAATTTTGAAGACGACCCTATTGAATAATCTTTAGATTAATGTATAAGTTTTCTTAGAAATAAGAAATGCTTATAAAAAAAATAAATAAAATACCTGATTCTATTTTTACTTCTTTAAACTTAGCAGTACATGATAAGTCCATAGAACATAATACTAATTTAGCTGGTAACATAGAACAAGAATATAAATTAGACAAATATATTTCTATGTTAGAAAAATATCTTTTAGATGAAATAGGTAATGATTCCGGTTTAATGGATTATATGAATACAAATTTTAACTGTAATACAGAAAATAGATTATTATCTTTAACTAGTTTGTGGGTTAATTTTCAAAAGAAACATGAGTTTAATCCTGTCCATAATCACGATGGTGTATTTTCTTTTATAATTTTTATAAAAGTTCCATTTCTTAGAAAAGAACAGAAAAAAATATCACCTGGAAAAAAATCAAATTTTGAATGTGCTGGATTTTTAGAGTTTTTATATTCAGGGTTTTTAGGTAATATAGAAACTATTAAGTATCCTGTGGATAAAACATGGGAACAAAAAATGTTAATATTCCCAGCTAAATTAAGTCATTGTGTTTATCCTTTTTATGGAACTGATGAGTATAGAATAACAATGTCAGGAAATGTGAAGTTTAAGTTATGATAAAAGAAAGACCAGTAAGCGTTTGGCCATTTGAATTAGATAAATTAGAAAACTGGGCCTATAATGAAGAAATATTTTCAAAAGAAGAATGTGATAAAATAATAGAAATAGGTAAAACTTCATTAGAAAAAGCTAAAATTTTTGGAGAAAATAAAGAAGGTGTAGATGTAAATAAAATTAGAGATAGTTATACTTCTTGGTTATTTCCAAGTAGTGATTTAGATTTTTATTACAGAAGATTGACCGATGTTATTACTGAAATAAATAAAAAATTTTTTAATTTTGAGTTATATGGATTTGTAGAAGGACTACAATTTACTTATTATAAATCTCCAGGAGGTTTTTATGGTAAACATGTAGACAAAGGATCTAATGGATTAATTAGAAAACTGTCTTTTGTTGTGCAACTTAATGATCCCTCTGAATATGAAGGAGGGGAACTATTAATATATTCAGAATCTACTCCAGATAGAATGAAAAGAAAAAGAGGTTTTTTAACTGCTTTTCCATCTTTTAGTTTACATGAGGTTTCTCCCGTCACTAAAGGGGAAAGATATTCTTTAGTAGGTTGGATAACAGGACCTGCTTTTAAGTGAAATTTTTAAACTTATTATCTAATATAAAACATGCAACAAAAAATCAAAAACAAAAAGAACTTTGGGATGTAGAAGGGATACTTCATAATCAATCTTTTAAGTTTGATTTAAGACCTTTAAACAATAGCACTAAAAAAGGAACTTTTAAAACTAAAGCTGATAAAATTGTATATGATTTAAAAGATGAATATACTATAGTTGATGTTGAAGAGTTGCATTCTTATTTAAAACGTGATAATAAAAAAGTAGTTCAGCTAGAAGAATTATTAATGAACTTAGAATGGAATATAGTAATACAGAAAGTATAAAATGATAACCGAAATATTTAAAGAACCTATTTTTCAAATTAAACTAAATGAAAATTTAGATGCTTTAATTGAATTTTCAAATAAATTAAAAAAAGGTAGAATAAAAAGTAATGTTGGCGGATTTCAAAGCGAAGACTTAGCTTTAAATTTACCGGAATTAAAATCATTAAATAATGAAATTTTAAAACATGGGGATAATTTAATTAGAGAACATCTTGCCATAGAAAAAAACATATACATAAATAATTTATGGTTGAATAAAAATTATTATAAAGATTATAATGAACAACATGTCCATTTAAATTGTGTTTTATCTGGTGTTTTTTATATAAAAACCAATAAACAATCTGGCGACCTACAATTTTTTAGAAATAATATGTTAGATATTTGGATGCCTGACCATAATATTAAAAATTTTAATCACTATAATTCAACTTCATGGGCATTTAAACCAGAAGATAATTATTTATTTTTATTTCCTGCTTGGTTAAATCATTCAGTTAAACCAAATCTTTCACAAGAAGAACGTATATCTATATCATTTAACATTTCTATTAAAAAATGATAATCAATCATCAACATAAATATTCAATATTTAAATATGAACCTTTAATAAATAACCAAAATTATTTTATAAACGATATAAAAACAGGAAGGCAGTTTTTAATGAAAGAATTAAAAACAGATGATTTAACTTGGATGTATGAGAAATATAATATATTTTCTATTTTATCAGGTAGTCATTATTTTTGGAATTTATTTAAAAATTTAGGGGTGTGTATTCAAAAACATATTTTAGAAACCTTACAACAAGAGTTGCCAAAAAATATGTGGGTTCAGTCATGGTTAAATTTTCATACTAAAGATCAATTATTAAAAAAACACAATCATGCTGATAATGGTAAAGGTTTTATGCATGGGTTTATTAGTATTGAACCTCAAGATACCAAGACAATTTTTTATGATAATTATGAAGATAAAGAATCTATTTATCATATCAACAATAAAGTAGGAAATATTTACATTGGAGATGGTAACAAGTGGCATGAAGTAATTAGTAATAATGGTTTTGATGGAGATAGGATTACTTTGGGATTTGATGTTATGACTAGAAACTCAGCCACTAAAAATTTTGGGTTCATACCTATAATATATTAATGAAACATATATCTACTATTCCTATATGTTCTAATACTCTGTTTATATATAAGCTAGATATCCAAGAAGATTTAAATTTAAAATTTAAAAAGGAAGAATTTTTGCCTAGGAATTTAAATTTTAAAGCAGGTAAAGGTGTGGATATGAATATTTTAAATAAATATAAAAACTTAACTGAACAAATTACAGCAGCAGTAGATGAGACTTTAGAAAAAATTCTTATGTTAGAAAATGTTAACTATAAAATATTTACCTCTTGGTTAACTAAAACAGCACCGGGTGATTTTTCAGATTCACATCGCCATAGTAATTCATGGTTAAGTGGAGTTTATTACCCTAAAGGTGACCCTGGTTTTAGCATTAAATTTCATCATGATAACAAAACTCAGTTTTTTACTATGCCAAAAGAATATAATATATATAATTCTACAGAGTGGATTGTTTACCCTGAAGATAATAATTTAATTTTATTTTTTAGTCAATTAAGACATGAAATATTGCGTAATGAATCTAATAAAGATAGATACTCTTTAGCGTTTAATGTCCTGCCTCAAGGAAAGTTTGGTGTAGAAGACTCTTATAACATATTCTAATGGCACCAACTTTTATACATAAAGATGTTATAAGTAGAGAGCTTTGTAGAGACATAGTTAATTATTTTGAAAACAATAAAGATCAATCTCATATATCTGTAATTGGAAATAAAGTAGATACTTCAATTAAAGAATCTACTGATCTTGTTATTTCCCCTAATTTTCTGGAATATCCTTTCGATATATATCATCAACAATTACAAGAATGTTTAAAAAATTATGCAACTACCTACACTGAATTAGATAATTGTTTAGGTCCATATAAAATTACAGAAACTATAAATATTCAAAAATATAATCCAGGAGGAGGTTTTAAAGTATCCCATTGTGAAAGACCTCATTATGATGTTTCAACTAGAGTTTTAGCTTTTATGACTTATTTAAATACAGTTCAAAATGGTGGGACTTATTTTAAATATCAAAACCAAAAAATTGATGCTATAGAAGGTGATACATATATTTGGCCTACAGAATGGACTCATATGCATTCTGGAATAGTGACAAATGAAACTAAATATATTATAACTGGTTGGTTTAATTTATTGAAATAACCTACAATCTGATATAAACCATAATAAACAGGTTTTTATATGCTACAAAAATTAGGCTTTGCTCCAGGATTTAACAAACAAGTAACCGAAACAGGGGCCGAAGGTCAATGGTTTGATGGAGATAATGTACGTTTTAGATATGGTTCACCAGAAAAAATTGGTGGTTGGGAACAGTTAGGTACAAATAAACTAACCGGTGCCGCAAGAGCCATACATAACTGGGACGATAATGTAGGTATAAAATATTCTGCAATTGGCACTAATAGAATTCTCTATGTTTTTTCAGACGGTGAATACTATGATATCCATCCTATAAGAACTACAATTACTGGAGCAAATTTTACAAGTACAGCAGGGTCACCAACAGTCACAGTAACTTTGTCGTCTGTCCATGGTTTGCTAGATAATGATATAGTATTATTTGATGCTGTTTCTGGGTTATCGGGATCTACTTTTACAAATGCCACATTTGAAGATGAGAAATTTATGGTAACTTCGACACCAAGTAGCACCACTTTTACAATTACAATGGCCACTAACGAAGCCGGCACCCCTGTAACTAATGCTGGTTCTGCTTCTGTTCTTTGTTATTATACTGTAGGATCTTCCAAACAAGAATCTGGTTTCGGTTGGAGTTCAGGGTTATTTGGTGGTGTAACAAATGGGGCAGTAAGTAGTACCCTTGCAACAGCTTTAACAGACACAACTACGACTAACATAGTTCTAGCTAGTTCAAACGCGTTTCCGGCATCGGGGACCATAAGAATAGGGACTGAAGATATATCTTACACGGCCAATAATACAGGGACAAATACTTTAAGTGGTGGTGCTAGGGGTGCAAACAGTACAACAAAAGCAACACACTCATCAAGTGCAGCAGTTACAAATATTACAAATTACAACGGATGGGGTGAAGCTTCATCAACTTCACAATTTACATTGGATCCTGGTTTATGGGTTCTTGATAATTTTGGTACAAAGTTAATTGCTCTTATTTATAATGGAGAATGTTTTGAATGGGATGCTACACCTACTAATGCATTAACTACTCGAGCAACAATTATATCTGGAGCACCAACAGCATCACGCCATATGATAGTATCCACTCCCGATAGACACTTAGTTTTTTTTGGAACTGAAACAACTATTGGAGATAAAACTACACAGGACGATATGTTTATAAGATTTTCGGACCAGGAGGATATTAATGAGTACACCATAAAAGCAGAAAATACTGCAGGTTCTCAAAGGCTTGCTGCAGGATCTAGAATCATGTCTGCTATTAAAGGTAGGGATGCAATCTATATATGGACCGACACTGCATTATTTTTGATGCAATTTGTAGGATCTCCTTTTACTTTTGCATTTCAACAAGCAGGTACTAACTGCGGATTGATAGGTAAAAATGCAGCTGTTGAAATTAATGGTGCTGCTTACTGGATGTCAGAAAATAGTTTTTTTAATTACGATGGTCAAGTAAAATCTATGCCTTGTCTGGTTGAAGATTTTGTTTACTCACAAGATCCCGGACTTGGTATTAATTTTGTAACTAAAGATTTTATTAATGCGGGTATTAATAATCTTTTTGGAGAGATAAATTGGTTCTACTGTTCAGCTACAGCTACTTCGGTCGATAGAGTAGTCACCTATAATTATCTAGATTCTACAACTGAGAGGCCTATTTGGACAACAGGATCTTTAAATAGGTCCGCTTGGGTAGATTCTTCTGTATACGAAAAACCTCATGCAACACTTTATGACTCAAATGATAATGCTTCTTATGACGTTACTGGTAATGTAGATGGAAGTAGTATATATTATCAACACGAAACAGGGACCGATCAAGTTAATGCCGGCAATGCAATTACCGCTATCAATGCTAACATTGTTTCTGGTGATTTTGATATTACTCAAAAAAGAAGTAACACGGGGGCGACTGTAGGAACCCCTGATCTTAGAGGAGATGGTGAATACATGATGAGAATAAGTAGATTTATACCAGATTTTATAGAACAAACAGGGGATACTGAAGTTAGTTTTACAACAAGAAACTACCCTAATACCGTTGCGACAACTACAAATTTTACATCAACTGAAACTACAAATTTTAAAAGCACTAGACTTAGAGCCAGATCAATTGCATTAAAAGTATCCAATACAGGTACAGGAAAAAATTGGAAACTAGGTACATTTAGATTAGACATTGCACCAGGAGGAATGAGATAATGGCCGATAAATATTTTTTTGGTAGAACGCCTTTTAACAACGGTGGTATAGCAAGATTAAATTTTGCCAATGGCACACCTGGTTTTTATAGTGCAAAAGACCAAGCTATCTATGATGCTGGGGATAAATTTATGTCTCAAAGCAAATATTTACAAAATGATTATATTCCTACAGAAGGTATAAGTTATGAAGGAGATGGTTCTCCTGTATCGTACGCTAATTCAGGTATTATGACTCAAGCTCCTGTTCCTGCTTCAAAAGAATACATACCACAAAATGACGGCCGTGGTGGAGAAAAAGATGATGATGATGATGACGATAAAAATACTACTAATGCAGGTTTAACGGGTTGGGATGCAGTTAAAGCTGCAGGTTATTTTGCAGTAAACCCTATAGGTTATGTAGCATCAAGAGCTATTGGCAGCCTTGTTGATAATTATAAAAATCCATATACAAATATTACGGGTGGTTTAAACCAAGATACTAAAGATGCTATTGGTAGAGATAACGCTTCAATGGATAGTCGTGGACAAGCGGCTGAAGGTACTGGATATGATTCAGGTAATGAGTGTTTTGAACCAAATACTCTTATTCAAATGGCTGATGGTAGTGAGAAAAAAATTAAAGATATTCAATTAGGCGATAACACTAAAGGCGGAGAAGTTACAGGGGTGTTTCAATTTAAACCTTCTGGCGATGGTATTTACAATTACAAAGGTGTTACTGTTGCAGGTAGTCACTTTGTCAAAGAAGATGGTAAATTTATTATGGTTAAAGATAGTCCACTTGCAATTAAGATTGATAAGATACCGGTAGTTTATTCTCTAGATACAACGGACCGAAGAATCTTTATTAACGATATTGAGTTCGCTGATTACAATGGTGATGGTGTTGCTAAAAATTTCTTAAACAATGCAGGTGTAGATTTAACCGGATTTGATAAAGAAGTATTAAGACAAGTAGAACACAGATTAATATAATGGCAAAAATTGTACAATCATTAACTAGAGCAGCAAAAGAATATGAGCAAACTAATATGCAATCATTGGTAAGAGATCTTGATGGTATTATTACAAAATTAAATTCTTCTTTTCAGGAAGAAGTAAAACAGGAGATAGAAGCTAAGAGTTTCTTCATGGAATAATGGCAGTAGTAAATCAATACAAATTTAAAGGTATAGATAATAATACAACAGGAAATGCTTTGGTTCCTTTGGGAGCAGGTAATCCTTTGGTCAATGAAACTATAATTATTAAATCACTTCTTGTTACATCAGCAAGTACACCGACAGTTACTGTTACAAATAACGGTATCACAGCCATTAAATCAGCAGCTTTGACGGCTGATGTCACAACAGAATTATTAACCCAACCATTAATAGTAGAAGGCGGCAGTGCTTTTACAGTGCAGTCAAGTAACACAAGTTCATTTGACATAGCCATCAGCTATTTAAACATCAAAAAGGAGAAAATAGACTAATGAATAAAGTAAAAATGTTAACGCCAAAAGAAATAATAACTACCATTTCAAACAATAAAACAGGGGTTGTTTACGAAAGTGAAGAAGCTTTAAAAATAGCTAATATACCTGAGGAAGATGTCAAAAGAGATGTTAGAGTAATAATGCCAGCTCTTGATTTGTCTGCAGAAACAAAGTAAAACAGATAGACTAGGATTAAATTATGGCAATTTCAAGAATGCAACAACCAAGACAGATGTACAACCAAGGCGGTTATGCTGATATGGGGCTTATGGCTCCTAGACAGAACTACGGTTTAGGTAGCTTTGTAAAGAAAGCTGTACGTGGTGTTAAGAAAATTGCTAAATCAGATTTAGGTAAAGCTGCTTTGTTATATGCAGGCGGTGCTTACTTAGGTGGTTCAACAGCGTTAGGTGGAGCCG